CCTTGCCAAATTAAGCGAAGATTCCATTTTTAAAAGTTTACATTGTAATATGTTGTCGAAAGTCGTATCTAAGGAGGAGATCGCTCGCCAATGTTTGGATGGAGCGCTCCGTGAATTGTGGTTTTATGGCAGGGAACATTTCGAAATGCGCCATGAACAGTTCAAGAAAATTGTAGTTGAACACGATTGGCAACATACTATTTCACCAAATTTCTATAAAACGTTTGACGAACGCGAAGAAGAATGGCTAGATAAATACAATCTGGTTCGTTCGGGTATCGAGTCTCAATCTGGTGTTTTTCCGTATAGGTTTGAAACGAAAGATGAACCGTCTTCTCGGGAGACTGCGATGATTTCGTCTTTTATGGCGAGAGCTGAAACGCATGGTATTGTAATGCTCGCTCGCGAATATACATTGAATGGTGGTGTTACTTATGGGGATATCCTTGCTCGGTACGGTGATAGATTATTATGTATTGAGTTCAAATTCCAGCGTTTGGAAGAGACCTTTCAGCAAGCACAACGCCAAGCTAGACAAGTCCGTATGTTACATTGGCAAGATCCTATGACTGGAATCACTGCTGTGCATCCCATCGCAATTAATATTATTCAGCACAAAGGTATTGAACATCTTCCTGCCGGTCTCAAGGAAGTGCTTGAATCATGTGTGAGATATGTACACAGACCACTGATGTCTTAAAACTCTAAGCGCTAGCTGCATCTAGTTGTTACTCTCATGAGAATGTGCCTTTGTATATTAGTGATTTAGTGAGCAGCGTATATATTTATCGTTCTGCATACCCGTTCATACCCTGTATACAATTGTATTCATAGAACCTTACTCTTGCTGCGTCATGGCTTCACGCGCAGTTAAGAGTCTAAACATAGTCGTTAAGCAGGCATTTCATTTTCAGCAATTAAAGACACGTTATTGCCATGTCTTAAAAAGGCAATGTGTGGGGGAGAGCCTCGTAATACCCACGTTGAGAGGACAACACCAGTTCACATACATCGAACGCGTAGCGGAACTTTAGATTTGGATGTTGGCAGACACCCCATTGATTTTTCAACATTGGGCGTTAGTGCGTATTCACAATCTGGCCCATTGGAAAGAACTGTAGGACTTACTGGTAAATATACGCCTGCTTGGGCATTAGAAAAACCACCGGGAGTTGATGTTGATGTTAGTTATATGACTTTTATTAGGTATATTAAGTCGTTTGCCAAGACTGCGGAAGACGAACCCGACAGAATAGTGCGTGGTCAGTGGAATGATGGATTGCGTAAGTACACTAGTGGATCTAAATATTTCAAAGAGTGGAAGGCTAACCAATTGGCAGCTTTCACGTCTGATCCTGATGAGCAATATATTAAAACCATTGAGTCTGGTGTAACTTCGCAGTCAGGTGAAATGCGTCAGGAAGGGTCAACAACCACCACAGATTCAGAGGTTGAACAGACTGTGCAGTTCCAGACTGATATTGACCAAGTGAAAGTGGATATTCCCACTGCCGTGGATAGCACTAGGTTGCAAGCATCTGTTAAAAATACTGAGTTAGGAGAGTTTCTATCTCGTCCTTTACGTATTGCTTCACACAACCTTTCTAATGGATTTTATTTAAAAGTGTCTTTTAATCCATGGCATGATTTTCTTTCTAATCCAGTAGTTATGAACAAACTCCAAAATTATTCACTAATAAGAGGAACTATGCACGTTAAGTTTTTGATTAATGGTGGGCCCTTTTATTTCGGCAATATTATTTGCGCGTATAAACCACGGGGCGTGGGTTTTGACTTTGTACAAGGAGATGGTCCAAACCTTGCACAATCATTTCTTCAGCGAGCTATAATTTTGAGTCAGAGGCAACATTTGATTCTCAATCCTACTAATAGTCAAGGTGGTGAGCTCACATTACCCTTTTTCCATAATAAGAATTATTTAGATCTCATTGATTCTACGGATATCTTAGATATGGGTGAAATTTCCATGCTCTCATTGGCACCGCTCGACAGGGCAATTGGTGCGTCAGATCAACGCCAAATTAACATAACTGTTATGGCGTGGATGTCAGATGTTGAGTTAGCAGGACCCACCACTCGCGCCATTCTTTCGCAGTCAGGCAAAATGAAAGATGAGTATGGCAAGGGTATTGTTTCTAGACCAGCTAAAGCCGTTGCCAGGTTGACTGGAATGCTAGAAACTGTACCAGTGATTGGGCCTTTCGCAACCGCCACTAGCATGGCAGCTGCAGGAATAGGATCCCTAGCGCAGTTGTTTGGCTTTTCACGTCCTATTAATGTATCCCCAATTGAACGTTATAAGCATCAAATGCACGGCATGTTAGCTCCGAGTTCCATAGACGAAGCAGTAGAGAAGTTATCGTACGATCCTAAGCAGGAGTTGACAATTGATCACAATGTAACTGGAGCTCGATTGAATGATGAAATGTATATTAAAGCTATTACCTCCAAATCGAGTTTAATTACATCTTTCGATTGGTTTGCCACTGCTAATGAGAATTCTTTGCTTGGGACAATTAATGTTAATCCTTGTCATTGCCAACCACGTAATGACGGGACTACGGAATATGGGACTGAGTGGGTCCAAACCCCTCTGGCCCATGCTACATTTCCTTTCAAGTACTGGCGTGGTGGTATCAATTTTCGCTTTCAAGTTAATTGTAGTGATCTTCACAGAGGAAGGCTATTAATAGTTTATGACCCTCGCGGATTTGTCGGCACTCAAATCCCTGATACTAATACTACTTTTTCTCGTATTATTGATATAGAGGAGACCAAGGATTTTACGGTACCTGTTTATTGGTTTCAGCAAAAATCATGGGCAAGGGTGCCGGAATCTCCAACATCATTAGGCATAGCTAAAAATGCAGTTGCTCCCCTTGACCAATCCGAATTTTCAAATGGACAATTACGGATTTATGTCTTAAATGAACTTACTAGCCCAGATGAAGATTTAACAAATGGGGTTGCCGTTCTCACCTTTATCAGTGGGGCTGAAGATTATGAAGTTGCTGTTCCTGATGATTATATGATTAAAAGAACAGCATTCGGTGGAAGCTTTGTACACACTACATTGGAAGCAAATGAACCTTGGTCGCAAGGCGGTATTATTGATGATGCCTCATCACAAAGTGGCCTATTGAATAATACTAAAGCCGCTCAAGCTTCTAAGCCGGGTCATGCTGGTTCTGAAATGTTGGAGCCTATAGGGGAGCCCAGCAAATCCAATGCATTGTCTTTAGTTTACCATGGTGAAACTTTTGATTCATTTCGTGATATGTTTAAGCGCTATAATTTGAGTGGTGTTTTTGTAAAAAATAACACCGGCACTTTTATTGGTAGATCAGTTAGATATCGATTGAATCTACCTAATTTTCCAATGTATAATGGACGTGCCGAAACGAATGGTATGTACCAAAATCCCCGCCCCGGCGGGTTGAATTCGGTAAATTACAATATAGCTGGTAGGACATTGCTGAATTGGATGACTCCTGCCTATGCCGCTCGAAGAGGGGGAATTCGTTATAAATACATGTTGGGGCATTATTCGAACTCTAACCCTACAGCCATGATTGTTTCTCGTGGTCAGGCCAATCATACACCATCGTTTGGCTCCTCCATAACCCGATTAGATTCGGCTACTTCGAGCCAACATGGTGCATATTCAGGGGTGCAAGAGACAGGACACAACGGGAGTGCTTTCACTTCTCGCACAGTTCCCGTGCTTGAGGTAGAACTTCCATATTATAGTGATAAAAAGTTCGAGGATGCTTCTAGCATCGTCACTGCGGAGCAGTATCCCGATCAAACGCATCATTTGGACACTTATATAGGCACACTTAAAGAAGATGGCAATATCGAAATTTTTCAATACGTTGCCACTGGTGAGGATTTTAACCTCACTTGGTACGTCAACGCACCATCCTTCTTTGAGCAGACATATAATCATTTTTTATAATGTATTTAATCGTTTTAAAATAATAGGACGATTCCTTTACTATTAACCAAGTATAAAGCTATTTTACAGTAGGTAGGCAGGCTTGTCTCCTACATATACACCCTGCAACCGGGGTGGCCGTCTCAGGACGGTGACAGGTAGTATCCCTTCGGGATCGGCTCTGAATTTCGTAACCGGAATTTTTCTCTTAGAAAAGATCAGATCATGCTACCTGTTGGTAGTTGACTCATTGTTTTCCAGAATAGAGTTTTTCAAGGTTAGATATTCATATAGAGCACCTGTCGCGCATCATTGCAAGATGCAAGTGACCGCTACTCGTTACAAATCCGGAGGGGAT